TTGAATCTATCTTTATAAGTGAATTATGTGTACTCATTATTGTATCATGCTCTAAACTGTATATTTCAGTAATATTATAACTTCCGTCAATAGAAAATGTTGCAATATACCCATCATCGCCACTACCTGTATAGGCAAGTATAAAATGAGTTGAATCTATCATTACAAGGGAGTTATACGTACCATTTGATGTATCATGTTCTATGCTATTTAACTTAGTAATATTGTAACTACTATCAATGGAGAATGTTGCAATATACCCATCATCCCTATCTCCTGCATAAGCAAGAATGAAATGTGTGTCATCAATTTTAACAACAGAATTATACAAACCAGCTGATGTGTCAAATTCTAAACTTTTTAATTGTGCAATATCATAATCTGCCATTTGTCTACCCCCCTTATGACCAGTTAGCCGACAACTGACAGTAATAGCTTGTTCCGTCATAGTAAATACTAATGATGTCTATTGCGTTTGCGGTTTTTGTAAACACCAACGCAGTACCGCCAACTTTTTTATGAGTTGGAAGTGTAACTGTTCTTCCTGCTGTTGCATCATTTATAATTCTAAGTGACAACATACAAGGTTTACTTGGTGCTGTAAATGTAAAAGTACAATTGCCTGTCATAGTAACTTTTTGATGATTGCCCTTCTTCCAGTCTACTGTAAGAGCAGTGCCTGAATTACCATTATCATATTCTGCACAGCCTATTGTTTTACCGTTGCAATCAAGTTCCCCACCTAACTGCGGAGTAGTATCTCCAGAAAGCTCATCAAGAATACCAAGTGCCACTATATCGGCTTTAGCAATAGCGCCTGTCTTTCCATTAACAGTTGTAACTGTATCTTGTGCAGGAATGCCAAGTGCGGTAATATCTGCTTTAGCAATAGCACCTGTGTTTCCGTTAATGGTTGTAACCGATTCATCGCTCCATACAGCAGTGCCACTTGCAGAGTTCGTCATTATCTGACCTACTGTGCCACCTGTAGGTATATGTTTATTTCCTGCTGTTGTTGGATGGGAATAATTGTTTGCATTCTCCGCTATTGTTCCTAATTTTGTTTTTTCGGTTGCAGTAAAGACTTTATTGGTTGTTCCATCTATGTGGTTATCTGCGTTGTAAACATTCGCCCCTATGTTCGAAGGGTCATAAGTGGACATCAACATATCCCCTGAACCTATACCATCTAAACCCTTAGCCGCAATCAGTTTCCAATATGTTTCGTTGGTTGGCAAGTTCCCAATAGATGCAAGTATACAAATATAACTTGAACCGTTATAGACTACCTTATTCCCAACCACATAAGATGTTTCTGCCACATAATCTCCGAAAAGATTTCTTGAGTTTTCTGCGATAACTCTTAGTCCTTCAGCAGTAACTCGTAATTCTTCTGCAGAATTTCTCCCAGTTTCGGCAGTTCCTCTTAAACCTTCAGCAGAATTTCTCCCACTCTCGGCATTACTTCTACCAGTTTCTGCGGTTACTCTAAGTCCTTCAGCACTACCTCTACTTGTTTCAGCAGTAACTCGTAATCCTTCGGCAGAACTTCTTCCACTTTCGGCAGATACTCTTGCACTCTCGACACCAGTTCTACTTGTTTCGGCAGATACTCTTAACCCTTCTGCGATTACTCTTGCACTCTCTTGAGCAACCCTTGTTGCTTCATCTGTATTCCAATCTACATCAGCAATCTTTTCCCATTGAGCATCTACATCACCTGTAATTGCAATACACAAATAAACAGCTTGTTTGCCATCGCCATCGTCTAACACAACTCTTTGGTCGCTCAACGAATTGCCAGTTAAAGGTAAAGCCGCTCTGTTTGCAACCGAAGCCTTCCAGCTTGCATCTGCCAAGTTAGGAACATTGGTTAGATTACCCCAATGTATAGCCGCACTTCCGCTTGTTTCAACTTGTGTTTTGGAATATGCACCTACTTGTTCAGAAGTTACTCCATGAGGGTTATCTGTTCTTGCTACAAACTCGTTAAACTCTGACTTTGTAGCTTGTTGAACATTATCAACATTACCCAAACCAACTTGTGTTTTAGTAACAGTGTGAGGGTTTGAAACATTGGTTGTATGGCTTGTTAAAGTTCCATTCACTTCTTCAAGCTGTCCTTGCACTGTTTCAGCACCACCTGACTTTAGGGCAGTTGAACCTACTTGGTCTGCACCAGAAGCACCATCGGTTGTTGCAACTAAATCATCTACAATTCCATTGATAGAATCTTTAATTTCTTTATCACCCCTACCGTCAAATATAGCTTTTAGTTGGTTTGCGGTAATCCCATTTTCATTTGGTCTATCTGACAAATCAACAATATTGTCAACATATACCGTAATTTTCTTATCTATCAATGCCATATTACTACTCCTTTATTTAAGATACTCTCCACCAAGTACATATTTAATAATTGCAAAATATATTCCAAATGGTTGATTCTTTGAGTTTTCAAACCTAAACTGTGTTTGTAGTGCGTTTTTGTATTTAAACTTACCACCTACAAGTGTTGGGGCATCGCCTGTTCTAAAACTCATTTCATCAAATCGTATGTCATTGAAGTCGAAAAAGTCTGCATTTTCATTATAATCAAACAACACTTCCCAAACACCATCTACACTTATCCACACCCTGCACCCTGTATGCGGAAAAGATGTTAACAGCAATACAATATGCTTAAATGTTTTTTTGAGTTCTGAACGGTCACCATACAGTTCGGGGGTTTCCCAATAACAACGGTATGATAATTCTGTTTCAACAGGAACACCTTCCACGTTTACTGTTTCGGTTGTTAATGCCGCATCGTCTGTATAAAGACCTTCTGTAAACTTTTTAACTTTTCCATCAGCAGTGCCAAAATACAAATCTCCGTCTATTTCAACTAATATATTTGCATTTATACCAGTAAAATAATACCCCTCGTATTGCCTGTTTGCATAAAGTTCACCATGTTCATAAATCGGTTGGGTTGAATCTAATAAAACTAAATACTCACTTGCTGTCATAACATAAAATCCGTTCCATATACATGAGTATGATTTATCGTTTGCATAATTTTCTAATAGCCTTGATAAGTAATATGACCTACTTCGAGAAAACTTTTCGCCTGAATAGTCTTGTGGGGTAATTGATGAAATCTTTGAATCTACCGTTAAATACATTGGCTCATTATCAAAAGATGAAAAAGCGTATTTGCTTAATGCACCTTCGGCAGAATATGCACCTTGAGATACTAATGTAAAAACACCGCTTACTAAAGCACCTTTCATCAAGTGAACATTGTTGCCATTCTCTGTTGTGTCACGATGTATTGCAAGATAGTCATCTGATATTGAATATCCAATAATACTTGCTGTATCTTGTCCTGATACTGTATAGAAGGTATCTCCAATATATGTAGGGTCATCTGATGCACTATGCCATTGGGTATTTCTTAGGTCTGAATTACCGCTTACTATAACCCTGTTCATTGAACCACTCAATCCATACAAAGTACAAATTGTGCATTTCTTTATTTTGTCTGCGTACCCTGTTACTGTTTTGCTATATTTTATATAGATGTTATCAACCCCAGTAGCAGGAGTTTGTTTAACAGAATCAAAGATAATAGTTCCAAGAGTTCTGTTTACAGTAAACTCTGTATTTTCTGTTAGTGTTAGGAATGTTCCATCTGCTTGTAGTGATTTTACAATAACGGTATCATTATTTATAGAAACTGCGGATAGTTGATATGTTTTATCAGTTCCGTTCCCCAAAAAGTGTTCCTCTCTCCAATTTGAAAGAAGGTTAACCGATTCATAAATAACACCACCGCCTGTTGGGTTTCTTGAAATAAGGATTGTTGGTATATAGCCAGTTACTTCTGCAATTGTTGAACCGTCATACACCCAATATTTAGCACCGTCTAATATGTATAGTTTGCTATTCATTTGAAATGATACCGAAAAAGCATTGTTTGCAACAACTCCTAAGTCTGTGGAGGTTGGGGTTTCTCCTAACGTAACTTCGTAATATTTAGTACCAGAATGAACAACATAACTATCTGTTGTCTGCTTCAATATATGTATTCCGTTTATGGCATCCGTTAAATCAAGCAAAGTTTCATAACCATTTCGTTTGATATTATGACCTACATTTTTCCTAATCAGATTAGGACAAGCAGGACTACGATTTTTCTTAATTTTAGAAGATGTGTTGTGCAAGTCTGCACCATTACAGTTATCTATATTTATGTGATAAACCGTATCTTCTGACGGTATACTAAATTTCATTATAACCACCCACTATCGTCAACAAATTGTGCCTTTCCATGCGTTTCCATAGCCTTTAATTGTTCTTTTCCTGCTTCATATTGATTCCTAAACTGTGTGGATTTAGATGGAGATTCTTCAAAATACAATTCACTTGCCATATATAAAGGCAAAAGTGCTTCTACTTCTTTGTCCAACCCCATATCTGTATCAATCGGTGTATCAGCTGCAATAGTTTGTGGGTATGCAAAATAATGAACAATCCATTTACCAGATTGAGTACCGTCTAATACCAATGTGGAATCACCTTCCCAAAAGTAATCGTCAATCTTTAAATATGGGTTTTCATGTACTATGTCAACATGATTAAGTTTATAAAAATCTGTTACAAGTTCATTGAAATTATACTTTCTGCTTTGCGAATATCTCCATACCTTAGAATCTGATTCAAACTTAACTCCATAAAGTGCAACATTTGTATATTGATATGGATAATCACCAGAAAACACAAGCCTTACATCTGCATCTGTTGGGTTTGAAATTGTACCTTTATAATTCGTATAAGATTCATTTGAATGTGTAATTGTCGTATCAAGAACATTATCAACATATATTCCGACTTCGCAAGGATTGTCTACATCAAAGGAATAAGCATAAGCTACTGCTGAATACTCTACATCATCATTTAAGTGTTGATATATTGATGTTTTATCGCCTAGTAGGTTTTCAATTGGATTTTGTAATATCTCATAGCTTTTAACAATATACTTGCCTGCTGTTGATAAATCACTAAGACCACGATTACAAGCTTCCACCATAGAGTTTAAATAATCTCTTGTATTTCTATTAGCAGTTAGACTATCATAAGCAGGGTCTATTTTTTTCAAAGTGGTTAGCTGTATTTCTCCCCAGTTCATATTATCTCTCCCTTCGTATTATTAAATAGGGGGATTTAACCCCCCCTATTTTTTAATTAAGTGCTACCACTATTGAAGCATTTGCAGTTGCAGAACCTACAACAAGAATTGCTTTAGTTGTTGCTAAAACTGTTCCTGTATCAGCAGCTACATTTTTAACTGTGTATGATTCAGAGCCAGAATTGTAAACGATAACAGCTTTATTAGCAGCAAGTCCAAGAGTCAAAACTTTACTTCCAGCTGTCATTTTAGCAACTATAATTGGAGTTACTTTATCGGCAGCCACAAGTGCATAACTATCAGCTTTTGAAATCTCCGCACTTGCAGACAATGTTCCTATAAGAGAACCGGTTACATCGCCAGTTACATTACCTGTTACATTCCCTATTAAATCGCCTGTGAATTTTTCTGCGGTTACTTCCGTAAAATTAGTTTGTTCACTCATTTATCTATTCTCCTTTCTTGTTATTGGGATTTTCAGGACATTTGGGTTCATGGTTTACAAGACCTATATTAGCTTTACAATCTCTACCACAATACTGACAGATAAACTTTTTGGGTTCACTCTTTGGTTTATCTTCTTTTACCAAAGGTTCTGCGACTTCTGTTATCTCAATATCTTTAATCTCTTTGGATTCCAAAGGAGTAATCGCTGTTTCGTTATAAACCTTTTCTAATGATTTATAAGTAAAGCCTATCATGTGTGAAACCATTGAACCATCTTCGTTCTTACTATCAACTTGGAATATCCTATTCCCTTCAACAAATGTTTTATCATCTTTCCATGTAATCATAGTTACTCTCCTTTAAGGAGGGGGGATTTCTCCCCCCAATTAAATTAAGACAAGGTTGTACCTGTTGTTGCACCACCTAAAATAGCACATCTCCAATTGAAACAACCTGCACTGAATCTTGTATAACCGTTCCATACAAGGTTACGAGTGTTAATATCTATTTCGTTCATTACATCAAGTTCTTCTCTGTTATAGAATACCAATCCTTGCAACTCTTTGTTTGCTTCGCTTGAAAGCAAGATGTAAGGCTTAGTTCCACTTGCAGCTTCCCAACGGTGGTTAACTACAAGATTCCATTTATTCTTTTGGGTATTTGCATCATTGTTAGCACTGCCAACAATATTAGAAGATATGATTATCTTTCTAACGGTATCTTCCATATCCCAAACATTTCCTGGAACTACAATAGTATCAAACACATAGCCTGTGGTATGTTTACTATCGTTCTTAAAGTTTCTACCCAAGTTAGCCAATCTCATAAGCATCTGCGAATCTGAACCAAGTTCATTGGTAAAGACATTAGATTGAGTAGCACCACCTGATTTAGAAAGATGAGCAGTTGAGAATAAACCCAAAGCATCGCCTGTGGTTTTATCAAAAGTCTGACCTGCGTATGTGAATGTAGTTCCTTCGGTTGCAAGAAATGCTGTTGCAAACTCTAATTTAGACCTTTTATA